TTTGCAGCAGTGCTTCCAGGAACACTAGCAAAAGAGGATATATTAAAAGGACTTGGACTATTAAAAGGAACTGGAAAAGTGAACGTATACGCCAATAACGCAACGTTCTACGGAAACATAGCTAATATGACAGGCATGGAAGGATTGTTAGGATTTATTCCAAATTATCAAGATGCTATTTCAGGTCAATTGTTTGGTAAGGGAATTAAAGAGGAAGATGCGCTTGTAGCTGGTGAGGTGCTTATACTTGACCCGACACAATTCATCTATAACATAGTACAAGATATTATGTTAGAAAAAGACAATGACATTAAAAAGCACGTTCATACTATTGCAGGATTTGCTATAGCAGAAGGAACTTTAACAAACGATAAAGCAGGAGCACTTGTTACTGTAGGTGTGGCTGCGTAATGAAAGTTAAAACTCTAATAAAGTTTACTGATCTAAAAGAAAACACTATTAGAGAAGTTGGAGAAGAATTTGAAGTTAATAAGTCGAGAGTACTTGAACTACTCTCGGCATCTTCAACACCTTTGATAGAAGAAGTCATAGAGGTCAAAATAGTTAAGAAGGAAAAAGCAATAGAAACTGCAATTAAAAAGAAGTAGGTGATTAAATGGCTGTGTTAGATGATGTAAAAAAAGCATTAAGAATAAGCCATACTAAACTAGATACAGAAGTTTCGGCAACTATCTCGGCTGCTAAATCGGAAATGGAACGTGCGGGAATAAAAAATGCATCAATAATAGAAACAGATGCTTTGATACTTGATGCTATAAAAACATATTGTAAATATTCTTTTGCATCCGATCTTAAAATGCGAGAAGGGTTTTTCACTAGCTGGCAATATCAATTAGATTGTTTACGAAAATCAACGGGTTATATGGTGGTGGTTGAGGTTGTATAATGAATTAATAACTTTATTAACTATAACTTTATCAACTAATGATATCGGTGATATGGTCGAAACTGTCACAGAAAAAGAAGTATTTGCTGACATCAGAAGTATCGGTATGAAAGAAACGTATGAATCAATGGCGGTAGGTCTAAAACCAGAGTATACTTTTGTTTTGGCTGACTATTATGACTATGATGACCAGCAAGATATTGAATACAATAACAATAAATATAAGGTGCTTAGAACCTACAAAAAAAATACTAATGAACTTGAAATAGTCGTGACGAGGTGATATTAAATGCCAATGCCTAAAAGTGTTACAAAATTCAGCAAAAAAGATGGCATGACGTTCATTTCGTCAGTCGACAAAGCCAATTACACAATTCAGGAATTAACAAGAGCAGCCTTGAAAGATGTCGGGAAGTTTATTGCGAGAGAAACAAGAAAAAAAATAAAAAGAAAAACAGGTAGATTAGCAAAAAACACACAGTATTGGGTTAGAAAAAGAGAAATGGATTTGCAAATTGGTTTTAAGCCGGGCGGATTTTATGGAATTTTTCAAGAGATTGGAACCGAATCAATCCCAAAACAATCAGCCTTATACACATCAGTTGCAGATAATATACCTACGATTGTAAAAATACAAAGCCAATATCTTTCGGCACTAGAAGATGAAGCGAGAGCGTTAGCGTTAATAGACGAAAGTGAGAAGGTGTCTAATGAGTAAGACAATTTTTTTAAGAAAAGTATTGCAATCAAAACTGACAGCAATCACAACAAATGTTTATTATGAGATAGCGGCTGATAATGCCACTCATCCATATGTAGTTTATGAACTTAGCGAACTCACTTATACGCATGGGAAAACATTATTTCAATTAGAAATTAATGTTTTAGATTACGGAAATGGAAGTATTAACGCAGAGGTTTTGGCTGACAATATACAATTTGCACTAAATGAGATGCATTATATTGATGGTGTGTTACAAATGACAATTTATCAAGGGGCAAGACAAACAGTAAGAGAATCTGACAAAGAAGTTATTAGAAAAAGACTTCTGTTTGAAATACAATTACATGAAATGAAAGGAGAATAAACATATGGCTAATTATTCAGGATATACAGCCGAAACGCCTAAGAGCCTGTTATTAGACGCAGGTGCGTTTTTTAAAAACTTTTATGTTGGAACTGACACTTTTGCAAGTGCGGTTACTGCAGGGAAGTTAATTGGTGCGACATCAGGCGGAGGAACGTTTAGTGCGATACCAACAATTAGAAAAATTGAAGTTGATGGCATAAAAGGTGCTGCAAAAGGATTGCAAGTTATTGATGAGTGGGTTATTACTTTGATGGCTAACGTTAAGGAAGTTAAGAAATCAACTATCCAAAACGCATTAGCAGCAAGTTCAGTTGATACAGCTACGTCAGCAAATTATGATATCATAACAGCTAAAAACGAGATTGCATTAACTGATTACATTGATAATATAACTTGGGTAGGCTTGTTGAGTGGGACAAATGCTCCTGTTGTAATTCAAGTTTATAACGCATTAAACACAGGTGGTTTAACTGTCAACGTTGCAGATAAGGCAGAGGCAGTATTGGCTTTGACCTTTATGGGTCACTATACAGACACAGATTTAAATACTCCACCATTCAAAATCTATTATCCGAAAGCAATAACCAACACAGTAGATGATGCTGACCATACATTTAGCAAAGCAGCGCCAGCTGACATCGTACTAACAATAACATCATCTGATAATGCTGTCACTGGCGGCGTTAAAATCGGCGATCAATACGTTATAGCAACAGGCTACACGTTAGCAGCAGGCACAGTGACGTTAGAAAAAGAATATCTTACAACTTTGGCTAATGCAACCTATGTATTCACATTGATGATGGACAAGGGCAACAATATTACAGTTGATGTTACAGTAGAAGCATAAGGGGTTTTAATTAATCCCTTTTTTTCTAAACGGAGGAAAACATGAGAGATTTAACAATGCAAGATGTCTATACAATGTCAAAGATATTAAAAAAAATGCAACTAAAATCCGATGTAGTAATCGAAGGAAAAACACAAGAACAAGCAGGGTTTGAATTGATTATAACAGTATTTGAGAATTTGCACCTAGCTGAAAAAGAAGTTAATGGATTTTTGGCAAGCTTGGTTGGAATAACACCTGAAGAATATTTAAAACTTCCATTTGAAGAAGGGTTAAAGTATCTTGAAGAATTTAAGAATAAGCCAGGCATATCAAGTTTTTTCAAATCAGCAGGTCGATTGATGAAATAGACAGTATTGACTTGCTATTAAAACGATACTCAAATATTGAATACGTATTTAAAATGGACTTTTTAACGGGAACGGAATTATTAAATAAAGCATACGAAAAAGAAGCAGATGACAAATTATATTTTAGATGGATAGCAAAATACGATTATCTATCATTTGATGATTTTAAAATTCAACTTGGATCTAATAAAACCAAAGACAACAAATCAGAAGAAGAAATTCTTGAAGATGTATCAGAAATATTAAAAACCTTTAAGTGGGGTGAAGAATAAATGGCTTTTGAAGTATTCAAAATGTTTGGTTCTGTTCTTGTCAATACCGACAAGGCAGAAGATAGCATAGCCAAAACAGAAAAGAAAGCAGAAAGCTTAGGCAATAAACTTGGCAATGGCATTAAGACTGCCGGCAAATGGGGCGTAGCTATTGGGGCAGGTATGGCGGCGGCAGGAACAGCATTATTCGGAATGGCGAGTAAAGCCGCCGAAGCGACTGATGAAATAGATAAAATGAGCCAAAAAATAGGCATATCAAGACAAGGCTATCAAGAATGGGGATATGTTCTTAGTCAAAACGGAATGGATGTCAATAGTCTTCAAACAGGTATGAAAACATTAACCAGTCAGTTTGATGATTTGAGCAAAGGTGGAAAAATAGCAACAGAAGCCTTTGGTGAACTCGGATTGAGTTATGAAGATTTAGAGGGCAAGTCACAGGAAGAAGTATTTAACTTAACAATTGAAGCATTGCAAGGTATGGAAGACCAAACTAAAAGAGCAGCAGTTGCCAATGATTTATTCGGAAGGTCTGGAAGTGAATTAGCACCACTACTCAATCAAACAGCAGATAGTACTGAAAACCTAAAAAACAAAGCAAGCGAGTTAGGTATAATCATGAGTGATGAAGCAGTAGATTCAGGTGTATTATTTACTGACACAATGGATGATTTAAAAAGGTCATTCGGAGCGGCGGCGGCAAATGTAGGTACTACGTTAATGCCAATGATTCAATCTTTACTTGATTGGGTTATTGAACATATGCCTGAAATACAAGAGTTTATGCAAACAGCTTTTGAAGCAATATCAACAGCAGTTTCAACAACGTATAAATGGTTTAGTGAAAATCTTTTACCAATAATCCAAGATATTTACGGTTGGATTGTTGAAAACTGGCCAACAATTAGCTTTGTAATGCAAACAGCTTTTGATGTAATTGTGATAGCAATAGGAGTTGTTGTTGATATAGTAAAAGTTCTTTGGGATGGATTAACGTTAGCGTATAACTGGATTACTGGCACATTTAGCGGAATTAAAGGCACATTTGAAAATATATTCAGCGGAGTTAATGATGCAATACAAGGTACTATTGGATGGATTCAGAATTTAATGGATTTAGCGGGCAAAGCTATTAATAAAGTTAAGGAAATAGGCGGCGGCGTAAAAGAGAAAGCTTCAAGTGCTTGGAATTGGGTTACAGATAAGGTTAGTGGCAAGCATGAACAAGGGTTGGATTATGTCCCGTATAATGGATATGTTGCAGAACTACATCAAGGCGAAAGAGTTTTGACAAAGCAAGAAAACACAACCCTAAAAGATTTAAGTGCAAAACCAAATCACAAGCTAGACGGTATGGTAATTAATATTAATGGTGCTAACATAATGGATGATTATAGCGTAGATAGAATGATGGATAGAGTAATGGATAGATTAGCGGTAGCGGGGGTGAGTTAATGGCAAGAGTGTATAAAATAGGCAACAACATTGTTAATGCCATTAAAAACTCATTGACTAATACGGACAATCTTAATGAACGGACTAACTGCTCTTTTGTTATTTATGAATCCTCGTTTCATGTGTCAAAAGGCATGAACATATTAATCGTTGACGGAGCAGAAACCCTGTTCGCCGGTATTGTTTTCAGTGCGAAGACAGTCGGATATTTTGACAAAACCATCACTGTCAGGGGTGTTGATTATTCGGCTTTAGTTGATAAGCGGATAATAGCCGAGGCATATGATGATACTTTAGCAGGCGATATAGTCAAAGACTTAATAACAAAATATTTCACCCATGAAGATATCACAGTTGGAACAATACAAGATGGGCCTTTAATTTCAAGGGCAGTTTTAAATTACCAAAATGGAAACATAGTTTTAAATTATATTGCTGACTTGATTGGATTTTATTGGGAAGTTGACAAAGATAAAAAGCTTAATTTTTTTGCGAGAGCAACATATTCAGCACCATTCAATTTGACAGATACGACTTATAACTATTCAGATTTTCAATCAGAAGAAAACGCAACGGATTATAGGAATAGACAGTACACGAGAGGTGGAATGGCGGTAAGTGATGTTCAGACAAGAAGTTTTTTAGGCGATGGGGAAACCCAAACATGGACTGTCGATTTGCCAATCGCAAAAGCACCGACAATAACTGTAAATGGGGTTGCTAAAACAAGCGGAATCAGAGGTCTTGAAACAGGAAAAGATTTTTACTGGCAGAAAAACGACAAAACAATTTCACAAGAGTTAACAGCTTTAAAGTTGACTTCAAGTAATACGGTATCAATCCAATTTGAAGGGTTTTATCCGATAATAGTTGTCGCGGAAGATATCGAACAAATTGATTTAAGAAAATCTATTGAGGGCGGTTCTGGAATTTATGAAAAAGTGTTTGAAGAAAACAGCCTTGGAACTCAACAATCAGCACTTGAATATACAAATGGATTATTAGAAAAGTATGGTGTCATTCCTAAAATAATCACATTTAATACGATCGATTCAGGATTAAAAGCGGGTCAGATTATCAACATCACTCACACAAATCAAGATGTTGACGGTGGGTTTTTGATTGACAAAATAACCGCAAGAGCAGACGGAGATTTAATGCTCTACTCGGTACAATGTTTAGATGGCGATAACTTTGGTGGTTGGGCAAAGTTCTTTAAAAAACTTGTTGAAAAACAAGAACAACTATTAATTAGAGAAAACGAAATACTGCTTAAATTAACTACTTTTAAAGACAAATTTCAAACACGAGATTTAACCGACATTATGACATACACACTGCATCAATATCTAATATGTGGTACATCGACTATATGCGGCGAAGGAGTGATAATATGAGCGTTACAAATAATGCAATAGCATTGATACTAACAGCTACTATTGCCAAAACAATAGACAATATTGATGTTTTGAGCATATCAAACGTGGGCGGCGAAGTGCTAAGAAAAGAACCTCAATCAATTGAAACTTTGTCAGCAACTAAAAAGAAGTTTACTTTTTATCTAACAGAAGCTGAAGCTAATACCACTATTACAAAATTTAGCCTATATGGCGAAAGCGCAACAACGACATTAGGAACAGGAACAGAATTGGTTACACAAGTGGTTTCAATCATTAAAACAAATACACAATCACTATTAATATATTGGACTTTGGAGGTGGTATAAAATGGCATACGTTAAAACAACATGGGTTGATGATGTTACACCATTATCAGCAACAAATTTAAATAACATAGAAACAGGTATTGAACAATTATCGGTTGGTTTGGCTG